TTTTTCTGTATTGTCAATAGTTAGTTTAGTGCTTAAAATACTTGAACCATTTTCATTTATATCTACTGTAAAAATAGAACCTGATGTTTGAGCAGTTGTTAAACTTGCTCTTACTGATTGTATAGTCATAGCAAAAGGCATTCTAAATGTAACCTTTGCAGTTCCTGTAGTCAAGGCAGTTGTTTCATCGCTCGCTGCCAATTGAATTGATTCAGGTAAACCTATAAAAACACCTGCATCAGTAATTTTTAGCCTTGAAATATTATTTGTAGTTAATATAACATCGCCAGTACCTTTAGCTTCGATTACAATGTCAGTATTATTTTGAGAATGGATTAAATCACATTTGTGAATCTCTCCTCCGGTCAGGTCGATTGTCTTTCCGTTACAGTTAATCGAGCCTACAGGATTCAAAATCAAATCGCCTGTAGCAGTTATTTCTGTTACATTAACTAACTTGTTTCCATTAAGGTCAATATTATTGCCACCTGCACTATTACCTAATGTAAGAACAGCATCTAAATCGCCAGCACCACCTCCACCGCCTAACTCAAAAAAAAAAGCAGACAAAGCTGTCAATACCGCAGACTGATTTGCGCCATAAGGATTACCTGCACTATCAAGAACATCATCATGCTCATATACAAAAGCAATAACATCTCCTGTTACAAGATTTTCAAAGACAAATCCATCCTTTCCCCAAGGTTTAATTACTGCCTGAGAAGCAGGAATAACCAAAAATGGAATAGATGTACCAACTTCCTGGAATGCTACACCGCTGTTTAATTGATATACTGCTAATTGTGAATATTGCTTAGTCATTTTTTTTAATAGATTATCGGTAATGTAGAAATATTTTTATTTTTTGGTTTACAACATTGACATTTCCCATCAGGGTCAAAATCAAAAGGTATATATAATGCGCTGTTATCACAAAGATATGTAATTACTTCGTTTTGTAAGAACTGAATCTTGTCTTTTAATGTATCTTTAAGGTATCTCATATCGTTACCTGTTGCAGCAGTTGCAAAATTAGCCTGTGTGACCTGCACTCCAGCAGATGTAATCTTAAAATGTGCGAAAGATAACGACTCTTCAAGTACAGCAAAACCGATTAAATCGAATAACTTGCCATTTAAAAACAAATTTTCAAGGTCAACATTACTGAAGGCAGGCACAACAGGACCAAAAGCAAGATTATAATTAATTATTTGGTTTGTTCTGTTAGCCTTTAACTGGTCAAAGAAATCATTGCCTATAAGGTTACGAACGTATCGCCTTTCTGCATTGTCAACGTATGGAGCAAGTAAGTTCGGGTCAAACTGTGTATCTGTCGGAGTGATACGAACATAGCCACCTCGAACGACTTCTATAGGGTTTATGAATTGCGCCATCCAAGTAGATTTTTAATTTTAGCTAATATATTTTGTGTCTTTGTTGTATCATCCTCTGCATTGACTTCGGCTTCTGCTTCTGTCTGTATCTGCTCTTCCTTAATTGCTGGCTGTAATGTAGGACCATATCCAAGAATCTCACGACCTTCAGTCTTAGTGAGAAGCATATTAACATCTAATTCCCCTGCAAAACTTACAGGTACGATATTGATAAAGTCTAATTCTACAGACTTAAGGAATTCCATGCCTTCATTCTCAGCGACAGTATCCAAATATGGCTTAACAATACCTCTTAATAGTGTCTGCTGAATGTCATAAATCTTTGTTCGATATAAGATTTCGAACTCCGATCTAATTTGCTGATTATTTCCAAGCTGACCTGGTGTCGCTTGTACTAAACTCAAAGGGATTTCAAACCCTGTAGCTATCCTATCCTTTGCAATGTCAGATAATTCCATAAAGTAGCCATTGTATGACTGCTCAAATGGAACCCAGTTAGCTTTCAATTCAGGATTCTCAAGGATTTGAAACAACACTTTAAAGTCATTACCAGTATCAGTCATTTTGTGCATGAATGCTTCCTGATAATCTCTCTGTTGTTCAGGAGTAAGGTCTCCAAAAAGCTGTAATAATCCCGATGCTGTTAAGCCATTCCGGAATTTAGATACATTGAACTTTGCTATCCTGTATTCTAATTCTACAAAGTGCTTTGCTCCTACCCATCCAGGCACTCCCCATTGATACATAAGTGGAGAATACTGCTTAACTTGAAGCATAGAAGACTTATCGTAACCGTATAACTCTGCAAGATTTGCACCTTGACCATATTCTGATTCGAACAAATTATCTAAATCATCTGTCCATCTTGGATAAGCAGCGATATCCTTTACCGTAGCAGGTATATCTGTCTGAATCTTCTCATATCCTCTTGCATTTCTGCTGTATGGTAGTATTGCCCAGTCAGCTGATAGACCAAAGAATCTTGTCTTTAGGTCTGTAGAACGGAATGGCCTTACAAAGTTAATATTTTGATGTGAGGCAAAAGTAAAACCTTGGATGACATCTAACTGCACAAAAGCATTTCCGATAGCCTGATAGTCAAATGCTGACTTTTTACAGATGTCTAAGATAGTATCTCCATCTGAATTCTGTCTGCTTAATACTGCCCATAGTTTTGATTTCTCTTCAGGTGTAAGAATCTGTGCAGATTTCTCGCCCAGGACAGACTTTTCTTTACGGATATAGAAACCTTCTCCAATAGTATAATAGGCTACCTTATTACAGATTGCCTTTGCTGTGGGAGAATTATTTATTAAAGCAATAATCTGCTCTAATTCCCCTTCTCTGACAAAAGGAAGGTAATCGAACAAACCAAATAATGCCCTTGTAGGGTCAGAGTTTTCATAATACAAATCTTTTGGTAACACTACCTGGTCAGCAGGATTACCTATTTGCATACTGAAATAATTTTTAGGCTTGTTCTTTTTGCTCATTGTCATCTGTTTTAGGTTTTTTTATCTTTTTAGCAGGAATATCTGAAGCAAATTTAGTAAGTTCTTCTAAAGTATTATCGAAAAACTTTAAAAGTTGTTGCGGATAATTACTATCCAAGTATGCTTTTATGTACTTTTTAAGGTCATCTCCTTCTAATGTTCCGAGAGTTTTTCCTTTGTATGGCACATTGTAATCTTTACAAAAGTCTTTTACTATAATCATATTACTAAATTTTAAAAAAGGGCAGCTTTGACACCGCCCTTTAGACACTATTATTCCCAAAAAAACCCAAAATTATAAACTACTATGTAAGCGCAACGATACCAGCCACACCAAGAGTGAAGACAGTAGCAGCACCATCTGTAATTGTATCACAAACGAGTTCTAAAGTAATTTGGCTTGGGTCAGTTAAAGCAGTACCAGTAGTAATCTGAGTACCACCACCCATTCTTGCATTCAAATCATCAAGGAATCCCCATACAACAACCTGACCATTGTTTTCTTCATGTACTACCATGATACCACAACAAGACTGCTGAGAAACGCTGATAAGGAAATTACGAGTATCCTGGTCACGACATTGACCATTACCTGTGAAAGTCTGAGTCAAAGAATTGTTGCATCCATCTTCAGAGACATTGAACTGCTCTGTGAAAGATTTACTGTTACGTTTTAACTCTACTTCATAGAATACTTTAGTAGCAACCATTGTGATACCAGTTATTTCACCATTTGCATTGGTAGCATAAGAGGCAATATCATCATAGTTAGCGATCCAAAGTCTTTTAACACCACCTGCGCAAGATTTGCCGCAAGATGTGAATAAACCTGAACTGATTGGCATATTATTAGATTTTATTTTTTTAAAAATATGGCGGCTTTTACACCGCCTTTAAATTTATAGTCCTACGCTGAATAATTCAGACCATACATAGTTAGTATTGAATACAAACTTTGCTCTCAAAGTGATTTCATCTGTCTCAGGATTCTGATAAACCTTGAAGAAAGAAGCACCACCAGTAGCATCAGGTCTTAAGTCAGTACCAATAACCATGTTTGACTTGTGAGTATAAACAATCTTGTTTTGGTCAACTAATCCAAAGTATTCTGAAGAGATTTCATCCCACTCGTAATGAGCCTTAACCTTAATACCTCTGTAAGAACCAACCATTCCCATAGTTTCTTCTTCAAATACTCTGATGAATCCACTTGTAACAGCATTATCTTCAAGGTAAGTAACAACTTTATCCCAAAGCAAACCACTAATGTGAATAACTTTCTCAGATGCTGGCATAGTCTTAAGAGCAGCAGGAGCAGCGTTAACTACATCTTGAAGCAATTCATAAGCTTGCTGATTAGTAAGAGCAACACCTTGATTGGAGTTAGTGTAAGCACCGATAGTACCTGCAGTTACTAACTGGTCAAGATATTTGAAAATACCATCTGCCCAGTTTAAGTTATCATCCAGGTTAGCAGAATCGCCAAACCAAGCAACACGATTAACATCACGCTTGATACCTTCTCCTAATTGCTTAGTAAGTAAGTTCAAAAGGATAGAAAGATCAGGATTGCCCTTTGCAGTTGTGTAAAGTGGAGCAAGTAAATCATAGTGAGTGTTAATAAACTCCTCATAGCACATTTTAGTACCTGCCTCAACATACTGAGCAACAAGTGAACGCTCAGACATAGAAGAAACACCTTTGTATTTAGGAGAGCAAGCCTGTAGTTTACCAGTTACGTTTTTGATTGCAGAGAGTAACCCGATTTTATATTCGCCAGCGAAAAGGTTTTTAACGATAGCGAAATCGCCCATCATATCTTTGTCTACGAACACAGGTTCGAACATGATATCGATAGCATCCTGGGCATTTAATTTGATATTTAAAGATTCCATTATTCTAAATGATTTTTAAAGTTTGAAAAAAATTAAACAGTTAATGTAGCAGTAGTGAAGCTACCATATTCAGAACCTGCATTAGTTACTTTAACAGTTACTGTATAAGTACCAGGAGCAAGTGTACCAGCTACTACAATTTGAGCAGTACCATCAGCAGCAACAGTAGATGTATCAGTTACGCTATTAACTTCTCCTTGAAGAGTATAACCAACAAGACCGATTGCACCAATGATGTCAATAGTTGTCTCATCAGGAGTAGTAGAGTAAGTAACACTATCAATCTTGATGTAAGCACCTC